CAAATGTTATGGGATGGAATTAGACCCAAAATACTGCCAAGTAATAGTAGACCGAATGATTAAACTTGACCCGACATTAGAGGTTAAAAGAAACGGAGTACCATACATATCCCCAAAATTAATAGACAAGAACAGCGATTAAACAGCGATGCCAAACCCACAGAATATAGAGCCATACAAGATGAAGAAGGGGCAAACACTTAACCCTAACGGCAGACCCCGCAAGTATGTATCCTTATTAAAGGAACAAGGATACAAGCTATCCGAGATAAACGACACGATACAGGCTATGATGGCGATGGACTTGGAAGAGTTGAAATCTGTTTACGACAACCCGAAAGCCACTATCCTTGAGAAAACGATAGCAAATGCGATGCACAAGTCTTTGATGAAGGGCAGCCTGTATTCATTAGAAACATTGCTAACACGTGTTTACGGCAAACCTAAAGAGATTACAGAGGCGGACGTGCGCAACACGGTAACATTAGTAACCCCGAAGGTGATTAGCACGAACGTTAGCATCGCAAGAAGTGAATCAGAGATAGAAGATGAATGACACGTGATGATATAATAAAAGAGCTGGTCAACGACAAGGAGTACCGGCGCATCTGCAACAAGATAGCAGGCAACACGGGGCTTGGCGATGATTTATATTCAGAGCTTATGTTATCATTAATCGAGTTCAAACATCTTGAGAAAGTATACAGAGAAAGTGAAGGCAAATTCTTTTTTTATGTTATTAGATGTGCGCTTAATATGTTCAGGAACAAGCGCAGCAAGTTTAACAAGACTTACAGAGCCAACTATGCGGAATTAGACGACAACAAGGAAATGATGATGGAGCAGGAAATAAAGATAGATATCGAAGCGGTATCGGCGAAGGTATATGCGGAGATAGAATCAATAAAGCAGAGTTACGGCAACAACTTTCCCTATCAGGTAGGGCTATTACAGCTATATTTGAAGTATGGAACGTTGCGCAAGCTATCGAGAGAAACGGGTATCCCGTTATCGAGTTGCTACAATACATTAAAGGAGATTAGACAAAAGATTAGTAATAATGTTAAATTATCAGATTATATTGACGGTTAGCACGGCGGTGGTGATAGTAAACATCGGCGTTGCTACATTCATCAAGCGTGCGATATTCGTATTCACAGGCAGACGGCTAAAGCGATTGAAGCCGTTAGACTGTGCGCTGTGCTTGTCGTTCTGGATAACACTAATATTTCAATTCATCGAGTACGGCGTAACATTTGAGAGCATTGGCGTTGCGTTCTTTGCAGCGTTGATTGGCGAGGCAGTACATAGATTAATCAATTTAATACCGACAATAATATGACAACATTTAATCAAACACACTACGAGACATTGCTACCGCTCAAGCAGAAGTGGGAGATATTCAAACTTGCAGGGCACGTGATGATAAACATCAACGAGCGCAAGATGATTAATGCCGTGCTCAAAGACATACAAGGCAGTGAGCCGGATTGGTGCTGCAACGAAAGCACGGCGATAAACTTTAAGGCGGCGATGAATATGTTTGACAAGTACGAGCAGACACTCCCGAAAAAGAAAGAGGTTGTCATCCCGAAGAAGACAAAGACGAAATGATGAATGTTCACGACAACGCAGCTATACCTTGAGATACTCAACTGCAAGGACGATGTTATTGTATTACAAGGCGGTACTGCTGCTGGGAAGACATACGCAGCGTTACAAGCGTTATTCTCTTATGCGGTACAGAGTAAGGAGGTGATTACTGTTGTAGGACAGGACATACCGAACCTGAAAGTAGGTGCCTTGCGTGATGCGTTGGATATATACAACAACAGTGAAGAATTGAAGCAGCTTGTTAAGACCTATAACAAAAGCGACCGCATCTTCGAGTTTACATCCGGCAGCATAATGGAGTTCAAGTCGTTTGACGATTACCAGGATGCAAAGAGCGGCAAGCGAGATAGGCTATTTGTTAATGAAGCAAACGGTATATCATATCCGATATACACGGAGCTTGCGATGCGCACAAAGAAGCAGATAATAATAGACTACAACCCGAATGCGGAGTTCTGGGTGCACGAGCATTTGCTGGGCAAGCAGGACGTGTCGTTATTCATAACAGACCACAGACACAACCCGTTCATAACGGATAAGGTCAGGAATAAGATAGAGGCATTGAAGGATATAGATATCGAGTTGTGGCGTGTGTATGCGAGGGGCAAGACAGGCAAGGTTGAGGGAATAATATTCAGGAATTGGGAGCGAACATTTATATTCCCATTAGACAGCAAGTTTATAGCTTATGGATTAGACTTCGGGTTCACGAACGACCCGACGGCACTAATAGAGGTGAGGATGCAGGATGGACACATATATGTTAAGGAACTAATATACGAAACAGGGTTGACGAATCAGGACATCAGCGCACGGATGAAGCAGCTCGGTGTTGATAGAGATGCTACGATAATAGCGGACATCGCAGAGCCTAAAAGCATAGAGGAACTGCGGCGTATGGGTTGGCAGGTAGAGGAAGCAAACAATGGTAGGGATAAAAAGCTATACAGCATTGACATATTAAAGCGATACAAGATATTTGTTGTTGGTGGGTCGTATAACCTTGCAAGGGAGTTGATGGGGTACAGATGGCGCACGGATAAGATAAGCGGCAAGTCAATTAATGACCCGATAGACAAGGACAACCACGCCATAGATGCGCTACGTTACGTAGCGTTAAACAGGCTTGGCATAAATAATTCAGGGGAGTATTACATTTATTAATGAATGTTTATATTCGCAAATAAATTAAATTCAATACTATGAAAAAAGCATTTACACTAACAGCGTTAGCGATTACACTAATTATTGCAGGATGCGATAAAGAAAGCACGAAGCCCTGCAACTGTGGTCTAATCTTATCAGACCGTGCGAGCGACTATTCAATTGTTATTCGTAATGAATGTACAGGCAACGAGAAGCGTTTCTACTTGCAGCCCGGCGATTGGTACAACGCATACGTTGGCACAAATTTCTGCATATCAAATTCAGGGAAATGGTAATACCAAAGAATTGGTCGCAGGTAACGGTAGCGAAGTATCAGCAGGCGTATAAGATAATCAAGTCGCAGGACTATGACAGCGACACGGAGAAGTTGATAGATATTGCGTTGGTGTTCGGCGACATAAAACTATCAGACTTCAAGCTATCCGTGCTTAATGAGTTGAGGTTTATATTTGACACCTCGACGATAAACACTAAGGTTATTGAGACCATAGGGTTTAAGGGCAGGTATTACCGGTTCAACACGGACATAACAAAGATGACGGCTGGTCAATATATAGATTTAAGCACATACACGACTGACGACGACACGATAATAAACAACCTGCACACATTACTTGCAATCATAGCGACGGAGCGCAGGTGGTTATTTTGGCATACGAAGTACAGCGCAGAGGCGGTGAGCCGCAGGGCGGAGGTGTTCAAAGACCTGCCGATGACTGTTGCGTACCCTATCACGCTTTTTTTTTGCAGCGTCTTAATCAATTTAACGCCACATTTAAGAAGCTCTTTGATGACGATGGGAATGAAGGCGATGAGCGAGCTGCCCAATTCTGCAAACATTGGGGATGGATAGTGAACCTCGACCTTATGGCGGATGGCGACCGTACTAAGTGGGATTACTTCACTAATATGAACGCACAGGCGATGATGAACTATTTATCATATCTGAGGGACAAATCAGACCTCAACAGATATTTAATGAAACGAAGATGAGTATAGCATTTCTGGAAACATTAGGCGAGGAGCGTGCAGGCTTTGAGCGAGCACAGGCGCAGAAGTACGGCACTTCTATAGAGAACGTATTAAACAAATTCGGTATCAAAGTAGTTAAGGAGCTTCAACAAAACATTAAAAATAAAAAGATAGTATCGACAGGTGAGCTATCGTCCTCTATATCGTACAAGGTGATAGAGATTAGTGCAGGCAGGTATAGCTTCCGGTTATCCATTGCATCATATTACAAGTTTGTTGACAAGGGGGTTAAGGGTAGAGAATCGGCAGCACTTGCGCCGACTTCGCCGTATCAGTTCACAAAGAAGAATCTGCCGAGAGGCATAGTGCTGTCGTGGATGGGGTATAAAAACATCAACGCATTAAACAAGCCTGCCGTAACACGCAAGGGTAAGCCGTACACTAAGCTATCAAAGGTGTCAAACATCAGCGCACAAAAGTCGCTTGCCTATGTTATAGGGCGCAGCATAACACAGCGAGGGTTGCGCACTACTAACTTCTATACTGATGTAATCAATGATGAAACTTTGGCAATGTTAAAGAAGGCTATAACAAAGGCGTTGAAGACAGACGTAATAATACAGTTGAGGCAATAAACAATTACTCAAACTGTACTATTGTAGGTATGGCAATAACAATAACACAGCAGCCCACTACCTACGCATCGGCATATTCACCGATGATAGTTAAGGCGACAAGCACAAACATCGCACAGCCCGGATTTCAATTCGTCGTGCAGATATTGATAAACGGTAAAACGATAACATTACTTGTATCGCCTAACCCATCAAACATACTTGAGATAGACATACACAGAATCGTCGAGGCTTTTGTTTCGGTTGATATTAAGTATTCTGATAATTTCATTGTTTGCTCAAATTCGTATGTTTATTATCAGGTGCGCATCGGCGAGTTCTACAACAACACGCAGTATTTGAACCTTGCTAACTTTAACGCATACGGATTTAACGCTATCGTTGACTACGTTGATTTACAGAACGGATTTAATGTTGACAATTACCTTGTTGACGATATTAAGACAAATGCAAGGTTTCTGACCAACGCACCGGGCCGACGTATGACGATTAAGACTAATCAGAAAGCGTACCTGCACTACATACTAACATCGAGTGCAGGCGGTGCAGATTACAGGGCGAGGATAAAGACATATAACGGTGCAACGCTATTGAACACGTATGAATGGGCGGACGGCATCGGTGCGATAGGTACGGACAAGCAATTCAGGCGCATCGCTTGCGGCACAGAGGACATAATCGCCAACGGCGGCAACATCACTAACGTAACGCACTATACTGTAGAGATTGGTAAGGTGCCGGGATTCGGCAGCTACACGAAGCGCACGGAGGCGTTCACTTTCATCATTGATGATGTATGCACTAAATACAAGACATACCGGATACACTTCTTGAACAAGTTAGGCGGCTTTGATGCTTTCAACTTCACATTAAAGGATACTATAATAACAGAAGTGCAGCGGAAGCAGTATGAGCGTTTGCCGTCAAATGAGGTTAGTACAACAGGCGTGCTTGACTACGGCAGGCGCACTATCAACGTAGATATGCAGGAGCGGTACATAGTGGAGGCTAATTGGCTTGAGGACGATGAATTTGTATGGCTTAAAGAGTTAATCACATCGCCGATATGCTATTTAGAAACGGATAATGCAACAACGCCGCTTGTTCCTATCATCATCAGGAACACGTCTTATGAAACGAAGAAGAGCAACCCTGCAAGCAAGTTGAATCAGTTCGCTATTGAGTTTGAATTAGCAAACACAAACACAAGACAGAGATTCTAATATGGCAGAGATATTTATCAGTCCTACACAGACAGGCAAAGTATCAATCGTTGCAGGTAACATATCGGTTACAGGCGTGGGCACACAGTTCAACGCAGCGATGGTAGGTAAGACGATTACTATAAGGACGGACAGCGGCGAGCAAAGACACGTAATTGCAGGTGTAGTAAATGCAACATCAATGATACTTGCAACGCCTGCACAGGTAACGCAGTCTAATTGTTATTACTACATAGGGGCGTATCAGTTAGATTTGATGAAAGAGTTTGATTATTCGCTCAATTACAGCATAGCGGATATACGCAACCCCGAAGCACGCAACAGCAACTACACGAAGACGATAGTACTGCCCGGCACGGCAAACAACAATCAGATACTTGGGCACAT